AAACTGGTTCTAGCATGAACTTTGATCCGGCGGTAACCGGCCAGACTAATAGTTTCTGGGTGCCGGAGATCTTCTCTAAGAAGGTTCAGGTTGCATTTCGTAAGGCATCTGTTGCAGAAGCCATTACTAACACCGATTACACTGGCGAAATCTCCCAGTTCGGTGATACTGTAAACATCATTAAGGAACCGCAGATCGCTGTAGCGGATTACACTCGTCACAAGGCGACTGCTACCGATCAGACTGACCTTACTGATGAAGAGCTGGTCATGCAGATTGATCAGGCCAAGTACTTCCAGTTTGTTGTTGATGATCTCGAAAAGAGATTCTCTCATGTAAACTGGCAGCAGGTTGCGTCTGACAATGCAGCATACAAGTTGAAGGATGCGATGGACAGCAATGTTCTTACCGCTATCTCTACTGGTGCTGCTGCTGCTAACACCTATGGTTCAGTATCCGCTCCGATTGACACTGGTCATGACTCTGGCGAAACTGATCCGTTGGATGTACTGGCTCGTCTGGCTCGTCTCCTTGACGAACAGAACGTACCTGAAGAGAACCGTTGGGTTGTAGCTCGTCCGCAGTTTTATGAAGAGCTGGCTAAGACCAACTCCAAGCTGTTGAGTGTTGACTACAATGCAGGTGCTGGTTCGCTGCGTAATGGTCTTGTTGCTTCCGGTGAACTCCGTGGCTTCAAGATGTATAAGTCCAACAATGTACCTAACGCAACTGGTACTGGTTCTTATACTGGCGAAACCCTTCGCATGGTAATGGCTGGTCACATGTCTGCAGTAGCAACTGCTCAGGCTCTCTCCACCGTAGAAACCGTTCGTTCCACCACCAGCTTCGAAGATATCGTTCGTGGTCTGTTGGTATGGGGCCGTAAGGTTCTGCGTCCGGAAGGTCTGGCTGTGGCCTATACGCTGATCGACTAAGATTAGCACTGGATTGTGGCATGGGGTTCATAATGGCCCCATGTCACATTTCCTTTTTACATTTAAAGCTTGGATAAATAATGGCATATCGTACATATCTAGAAATTGTAAATGGCATTTTGTCGGAGCTTAATGAAGTTCAGCTAACTTCTGCTAACTTCTCGACTGCTAAAGGTATTCAGCAGTTTGTCAAAGACTCTGTAAACAGAGGCTATTTTGATCTCGTCAATGAGAATCCAGAATCTCCGTGGTTATCTACTGTATGTGCCGATGAGCCATATGGTGGTAATGTATTTGTAGACACTGTTGTAGGTCAACGTTGGTACTTCCTACGCAAGAACTCCAGTGGCTCACACGGTACCGCTAAAGATTTCTCAAGAGTCGATTGGGATCACTTCTACCTGACTACTGATGAAGTAGGTACCTGTTCTGTAACAGGTGTCTGTTCTAATCCTGCCTACACCACAGCAGAAACCTGTGTGGCTGCTGGTAATACTTGGACTGACTATGATACAGAATCAGTCTGTACGGCTGCCGGTGAGACATGGACCGATACGCACAGCTCCCCACACACTCGCCGTAAACTTAAGTTCATCACACTAGAACAGTGGCATAAGTTCTATCGTGAATCTGATGACGATTCAGTAGATACACAAAACTACACAACTCCTGTAAGAGTTGTAATGTCACCGTGTGGTAGAAAGTTTGGTTTATCTCCAATGCCTGATAAAGTCTATCGTATTTTCTTTTATGCTTGGGATCAGGTAGCAGAGCTTAGTTCTTATGATGATCAAGTACTCTTTCCTCATCAGTGGATTACTGTACTGTCAGCAAGAGCAAGATACTATGTATGGCAGTTTAAAGAGAATGCACAGCTTGCTGCCCTAGCCCTAGAAGAATACAAGCGTGGTCTTAAATTAATGAGAGACTACAGTGGTCGTCCACAAACCATGATCATGAATGATGATCGTATTCGGTACGTCTAAAGATGGCTGTTGAACAAGGATTAGCAATTACAGTAGGTGGCGGTCTAGATCGTACTGCTGCATCGTTTGACTTGTTTAAAACTCCGGGTGCAGCTACTCGATTGAAAAACTTTGAAGCTTCTGTTTATGGTGGTTACAGACGAGTAAACGGATATAGAAAGTTTGTATCTAGTGGTGTTACAAGCATTACTGTAGATAATGGCGGTAGCGGATATGTTTCTGCTGCTGTAGTTTTAACAGATGCTGAAGGTAATGGTGGAACAGGAGCGACAGCAACTGCCAATATCACAGGTGGTGTGATCACGAGTATCACAGTTAACACTGCAGGGTCTGGTTATAATATTCCTCCTACTGTAAGCATTACTTCTGCTACGGGTACTGGAGCAACTGCAACAGCAGTAATTAATTCAGCTACCACACCAAACGGTAGTGATGACCCCATTCAGGGAATATATGCTCACGAAGAAGGTGGCATTGCACTTCAGAATGGTAACATGTACTGGTCTGAAGATGGTGTTTCTTGGATTCAAATAAATAAAGATTACGGTACTTGTAATGCTGGTGGGCATACAACCCAGTACACCTGTGAAGTAGCTAACAATACATGGACTTCTAGTTATGCTACTGCAGCTCAACTAGCCTCTAGCGGTGTTGTAGTTGCTTTAGATGCGGATGCTCGATATACTTTTGCTGAGTACAATGCAGATACTGTACCGTACATTATTATTTGTAATGGTGTGAATCCAGTAGCATATTTTCAAACTTATACTTCTGGTGGTACTCGTTACTTTAAATTCAGAAGAGCTTTGTACAAGTCTTTTGGTATTTCAGCGACTGCGCCTAACTTTGCATTAATTCCTAGACCGCAGTACTGTGAAACACATGATGATCACTTAGTTATTGGTGGGTGGTCTGAGAACCCTACAAATTTTTACTATAGTGATCTGTACGTACCTACAGAATTTGATGGTGCATCTGCAGGTGAGATTAGCATTAGTGATGATATTACAGGATTAAAAGTCTTCCGTAATGATCTGATTGTCTTTGCTCGTAACAGTATTGCTAAACTAAAAGACATTAACACTACTCCAGTTATTGAAGATGTAACCAGAAACATTGGTTGTCTGGATGGCTTCAGTATTCAGGAAATTGGTGGTGACTTGGTGTTTCTGGCACCGGATGGTATTCGTACTGTTGCGGCTACCACTCGTATTGACGATATTGAACTCTCCAGTATTTCCAGTAAGATCCAATCTTTGATCAGCGATATTACTACAAACATTGCGAATTATCAGATTTCTAGTGTTGTAATTAGAACAAAAAACCAATATAGATTATTTTACACAAGTGCTTCTACGGGTAAATTAGCACAGAAAGGAATTACAGGTACCTTTAAAATCTCTGCAAATGGTGCTCCTGTCTGGGAATGGACAGAATTACAGGGTTTTAATGTAGCCTGTATGACTTCTGGTTTTGATTTAAATAATGTTGAAAGAATTTACCACGGGGACTATAATGGAAACATACATGCCCACGATATTGGTAATTCTTTCGATGAGGATAAAGTCTACGCAGAGTATAAAACTCCGGATATTGACTATGGAGATGTAGGTATCCGTAAGACCCTTCATTACGTAAAGTTATCGATTAAGCCAGAAGGCTCTAGTGATATTAAGATGGATCTTCGTTATGACTTTGAAGATCCAGAAATTCCACAACCACAAACCTACGAGTTAGGCACACTACTTGCCCCATCTTTATTTGGTAGTGCAATTTTTGGTGTCTCTCGTTTTGGTACTCCAGAAATCCCAATGAAGAGAATCAATGTGTGGGGTAGTGGATTCAGTAACAGTTTTAAATTTTATAGTGACGATACAAATCCTCCGTATTCAATTCAGGGTATGTATGTTGACTTAATCCCATCCGGCAGGAGATAAAAATGGGAGCTACTTATACTAGACAATCGAGTTTTGCTGATGGTGATACGATCACAGCAGCACTATTTAATAATGAACTCGATCAACTTGTAGCCGCTTTTGCAGCCAGCACTGGTCACACCCACGATGGTACTACCGCAGAAGGTGGTCCTATCACATTGCTTGGTCCCTCACAGGATATTAGTGTTGGTGCTACTCAAATTCTGCCAGCAACAAACAATGCCGTTAGTTTAGGCAGTGCTACATATCAATTTAAAGATGCATACTTTGATGGTACTGTAACCCTTGATGGTTTGGTTATTGGTGCTGCTACAAGCATTACTTCTGTTGATACTGATCTTTCTTCTGTATCTGCTAGTGATGATACGCTGGCTTCTGCTAAAGCAATCAAGACGTATATTGATGCACAAGTAACTGCACAGGATCTGGACCTGACTACGGATTCAGGTACCATTGCAATTGATCTTGATAGTGAGACCCTAACAATTGCTGGTGGTACTGGCCTTGCTTCTTCTGCTACTGGTAATACAGTAACTATTGATATTGATAGTACTGTAGTTACGCTTACTGGTACTCAGACACTTACTAATAAGACTCTGACTACTCCTGTAATTAGCAGCATCAGTAATACAGGTACGCTCACTCTACCTACTTCTACCGATACTTTGGTAGGCAGAGCAACTACAGACACCCTCACAAATAAAACAATTAATTTAACTAGCAATACTCTAACGGGTACACTTGCTCAGTTTAATACTGCATTGAGCGATGGTAGTTTTGCTTCTCTTGCTGGTAGTGAAACACTAACAAACAAAACAATCAGTGCTGATAACAATACAATCTCTGGTATTGCTGCATCTAGTTTTGTTCTTTCTAATGCTAGTGGTTATGTAGATGGATCAGCAGCACAGAAAGTCATTCCATCTGGTGTTGTTGTAGGTACTACAGATACTCAGACACTAACAAACAAAACAATCGATGCATCTAGTAACACAGTAAGTAACATTACTGTATCGATGTTAGCTGGTGCTGCAGTAGTAACTGAAGCAGAAGGTATTAGCAGTAACGATAACAATACTACTCTACCTACCAGTGCTGCAGTTAAAGATTATGTAGACTCTGCTGTAGCTTCTGAGAATGAACTAAGTGAAATGAATGATGTGACAATTACCTCTGTCACTGACAATGAGGTACTTGCATATGATTCTACCAGCAGCAAATGGATCAATCAAACGCCTGCTGAAGCTGGTCTTGCTCCTGCTACTGGTGTTGCTACCATTGTTACTCTTGGTACTATTACTACTGGTACTTGGAATGGCACTGCAATTGGAGACTCTTATATCTCCTCTGCTTCCAATTGGAATACTGCTTATGGGTGGGGGAATCATGCTAGTGCTGGATATGCTGTTGCATCCAACAACCTGAGTGATTTAACCAGTGCTTCAACTGCACTGACTAATCTTGGACTGACAGCCACAGCAGCAGAAATCAATAAAGTAGATGGCTTTACGGGTACTTATGAAGATTTAAATTACGCTAAAGATCTTCGTGCTACAGGCGTTACGAGTACTGAGTATGATTATTTGGATGGCGTAACCAGCAATATTCAGACGCAGATTGATGCTGCAAATGCTAATTCTCTAGCCTTTGCCATTGCTCTTGGATAAGGATATAATATAAAGAATTTATTGAGGAACTCATAATGGCTAACACTTTCAGATCGTACCAGTCCACTGGCATTACAACGGAAACTACTGTGCTGACTGGACCTTCTTCTACGCAGACTACCGTGATTGGGCTTTCGATTGCTAATACCGGTGCGGGTCTGGCTACCGTAGATGTAAAACTCAACACTGCTTATATTGTGAAGGCTGCACCTATTCCGGTTGGTGGCTCTCTGGTAGCTATTGGCGGTGAACAGAAGGTTGTCGTTGAGGCCACTGACACCATTAAAGTTACTTCCGATGTCACTGTTGATGTCTGCACTAGCACTCTGGAGATTAGCTAATGGCATATACAGGCAGAGCACCTTCGGCTGCTCCACTAACTTCAGGCGATATTACTGATGGTGCGGTAGCTCCTGTTGATTTGTCTACGGGTGCTCCGAGTTGGGACACGAGTGGTAACTTAACTGTCGGTGGTGGAAATGTAATTCTGGGCGACAACGACAAGGCCATCTTTGGTGCGGGGTCTGACTTGCAGATTTACCATGATGGGTCGAATAGTTTTATTGTTGATAATGGAACGGGCATTCTGGCAATTAGAGGCTCAACTTCCGTAGCACTACAGGGAACTAACGGCGAAAATGCTGTTATTGCTAGTGAAAACGGAGCGGTTGATATTCGCTACAACGACTCTACAAAACTAGCCACAACCTCTACAGGCATTGATGTAACAGGCAATGTAGTTTCTGATGGTGCTTCCCTAGATGGCGCAGTAGTTATCAACGAAGCCGGAGCCGATGTAGATTTCCGTGTTGAATCAGATACCAATGCTAATGCGTTATTCTTGGAAGGCTCCAGCGGTAATGTGGGTATTGGGACGAGTAGTCCTAACCAAAGCGGCTTCGGTTCGGCAAACACTGTTCAAACAATAAAGGCAGGCGGCTCTAGTGGTGCAGGTGTATTTGAAGTTGTTGGTCTGGGTAATAGTAGTGGCGATAATACAGGCATTATTCAATTTCTAAGTCAATCAGAAACTAGCCCCGCAAGTAGAATTCGTGCTGTTCGATTTACATCTGATGCAGCAGGGTCGTTGGCGTTTGATACTTCTGGCACAGAACGCATGCGCATCGACTCCAGCGGTAACTTGCTGGTGGGGAAGACTACATCGGGGACGCAAAACACCGCAGATGGGTTTGAACTAAGACAAGCTGGATACCTTTTTGTCACAAAATCCAGTGATACTGTGGCGTATTTCAATCGCAGAACAACGGATGGTGACATTGCAGTATTCCGCAAAGACGGCACAACTATGGGGAGTATTGGGACGGAAGGCACCTACCTTCACATAGAGGGTAACTCCGGTGGTGCTTACGGGCTAAAGTTTGTTGGTTCCTCTTATATTCGCCCATCCAAAAACGGCGGCTATGTATCAGACAACGAATTGGATCTTGGCGCTACAGGCGCTCGCTGGGATGACATCTACGCCACCAACGGCACAATCCAAACATCTGACCGCAACGAGAAGCAAGACATTGAAGAACTGTCTGAAGCTGAACAACGTGTTGCAGTAACGGCTAAAGCATTGCTGCGTAAGTTCCGCTGGAAATCTGCGGTGGCTGAGAAGGGTGATGATGCCCGTATCCACTTCGGTATCATTGCACAGGACTTGCAGGATGCTTTCGCTGCTGAGGGCTTAGACGCTGGCCGCTATGCCATGTTCATCTCCAGCACTTGGTGGGAAACACAAACCGAAGTTCCTGCGGTAGAAGCTGTTGAGGCACAAGATGCAGTGTATGACGATGAAGGCAATCTTGTTTCTGAGGCTGTTGAAGCAGTAGAAGCCAAAGAAGCCTACACCCGCACAGACACATATGACACAGCAGAGGAAGCCCCAGAGGGTGCAACAGAACGCACTCGACTTGGTGTTCGTTACCCTGAGCTTCTTGCGTTCATCATTGCCGCTATTTAATCAAGGAGCATAAAATGGAAACCACATGGAGTATCGCTCAGATGGAGCGCAACACTTCCGATGATTTCGTTGTAACGGTTCATTGGTGTGTCAATGCTGTGGACGGAGATTACTCTGCTTCCAGCTACGGCACTTGTGGCTATACGCAGTCAGAGGAATCCTTCATTCCCTATGCTGACCTCACCGAAGAAACGGTTGTGGGTTGGGTAAAGGAATCACTGGACGCTGAAACGGTTGAAGCATCATTGGCTTCACAGATCGAAGCACAGAAGGCTCCGGCTACCGTTACCGGTATTCCGTGGGCTGCATAAGAATAAGGAATTAAACTATGAGTTACATTGGTCAGGGACTTGGACAGGGGCAAGCAGAACGTTTTGTCTTCACTGCTGCGGGGGGTGAGACCAGCGTAACTCTGGATGATTCTGGTCGTGGTATTGCCTACACAGTAGGGCAAGTGGATGTATACCTTAACGGTGTCAAGCTGGTTAATGGTACGGATTTCACTGCAACTTCTGGTAGCAGCATCACAGGGCTATCTGCATTGGTTGCATCGGATATTGTTGAGATTGTCGCACTAGATGCCTTCAGCCCTGCGGATACCGTGAGTGCTTCTAATGGTGGTACGTTTAGTGGGAATGTGACTTTTTCAGATGGTATTGTTGTTGATAACGATGGTGCAACCGTTGCAACCTTTGATCGAGCAACCTCTGACGGCACGATTGCTGAGTTCCAGAAAAACGGCACAACTGTGGGGAGTATTGGTAATACCGGAGCTAGATTGTTTATTGATTCCGCTAGTGCTGCGGGATGGGGTTTTGGTGGTGGCGACCTTTACCCGAGATTAAACGGAAGCCCTTCTGATGGTGGTGTTCAACTTGGAACTTCTTCATACCGTTTCTCAAACCTCTACCTATCAGGCGGAATCTACCTCGGCGGAACCGGAGCAGCGAATTATCTGGATGACTATGAAACTGGTGTATATGACGCAACAATTACAATGTCAACAAGTGGAACTGTAAATTTAGTTTCAAGTAATAATCGCTTAAGCTATGTAAAAATTGGAGATTTTGTTCAGGTAACTGGACAAATATCGGTTACCTCTGTAGTTTCTCCAGTTGGAACACCACGCATAAACTTGCCATTTACTGTTGCTAATCCGGGGGAAAATTCTGGTCTTTCTTTTAACATTATAAGAATGTACAACGCTGCTGCTTATGGTCTTTATGCTGGCGTAACTGCCGATCAAGGCACTGCTTTTGGGGATATGGAATGGGTTAGGGACAACAATACAGTAACTGGCCATATTCCGGCTGCCGGTGATTATTATATGTTTAACATTACTTATCGTGCTGCATAATGAAAACCTGCACCAAATGTAACGAAACCAAAACGCTTGAGGATTTCTACAAGCGTAGCCGTACACCGGATGGTCGTGAGGCTTGGTGCAAGTCGTGTCGTCTTGAGCATAACCGTAATTGGGT